ATGCATTTTCTTTGGGCTTTAATTGTTGGTGCTATTATTGGTGCAATTGCTGGTGCTATCACTAGCAAGGGCAAATCGATGGGCTGGTTTGCTAACATCATTGCAGGATTAGTGGGTTCTGCAATTGGTGAGGGACTTTTAGGCCATTGGGGGCCACAACTGGCAGGAATGGCTTTGATTCCTTCAATTATCGGCGCAATTATTGTTGTTGCCGTAGTCTCCTTCTTTGTTGGCAGATCAAAAGACTGATAGGAGGCCATCTTTATGGACGCTTTAAAAGCTGCATTTAAGTTTATGGTTGCTAGTACTCTCATCGTTGGCGGTGTTTTAGTTGCAGGTACAGTCTTCGCAGCTAAGGGCATTGATAATGCTGGAGATAAACTACAAGAAAAGCTACATGACTAACACAAAATAGCCACTTCATTATGAGGTGGCTATTTTTGTGCCAGTAACTGGTTCTGATATTCGTTGTCTAGTTCAGCCACGACCGTACCTCAAGGAACAGTCGTTGAAATTGTGTCAGAACGCGTCTGTCAGCGCCGTATTAAAAGTGGGTTTGAGCCGCTTAAAACTTTTTCAGCACACAAAAAACGGGCATCTCTGCCCGCCAATTGAAAACGACAAGTCATGTAATCAGTTTCCCAAGCAGAACGATCTGCTAAACAAGAAACTGGCTATTTTTATGACCAAAGAGGTTAGTGTAATGATGATACTGTACTGCCTGGATTTCAGCGAGGCAAAAAGTAACCTGGTCTATAAAATGCGCCACCGGTTAGCTATGCCGTGCGTCGGTTAAAACGGATCTACCCGCTTATCGCCTAGGACTGCCTTAATTATATCATAATCTTTTGGCTATTGATACTATACGTTTTCCGTAAACAGTCCTCTTAACTGCTGGATCATGCTAACCACTGAATAAGGTGGCTCTTGGCTTGCTGTGGTAACTGCTCCACGATTCTGATACCAGAATTCGGTCAACATGGCCACGGCAATATCAAACTGCGAGTATGCTTGTAACTCATCAATTGCCGCTGTGCTGTCAACGGCATTGTGAACATAGTCTTGCGCCGCTGTCAGGTAGTTGCTGATCAAACTATCATCAGTATTAGTTTGCACACGCAGGCTATTTTTAATGTCATTAGTAGTTACAGTCATGTGCTCATCTCCTTATAAAAATAGGGGCGTACCCTAAGGCACACCCCCACTAAATTATGCTTTTGGCGTGGCTGCTACCGGTGTGATATCAACAATTCGAGCAGCGTCTGGATCAACCACTTCGTAATCGTTGCGGATGACAACCGCCAAACCTTGGCTATAACTGTCGAACCGTTCCCATTGAGTGTTGACTTCGTTCTTTTGGGCTAAGAAGATTGCTTGAGCAAAGTCTCCGATGATGATCCGATAGGTGCCCGCCTTATCAGTCGGCAATACTTTGTTAGCAATCACGATCACTGGTGCCCCGAACAGTTGCTTGCCTGATGGTGCCGTGATTGAAGGTTGTAACAAGTATCGGCCTTCGCTGTCTTTCAGGGTATCAAGGTAGTTAAAAGCGTCCTGATTGACGATAACAGACAAGGACAGTGCTGGATCTAACTCAACATTGAAAGTTTGCTTGAGGTCATCGAGACCAGTGCCAGTGATGTGCTTGAAGTTATCGTTGGTGCCCGTCTTGCCAGTCAGAACGCTGATAATGTTGCTATTGTCCGTGTTTTGTACCAGCTTCTTGAGTTGATTTTTAACCTCGGCAACAATATCAACTTCACTGTCTTCTACCAGTTCATTAGACAGATAGATCTTGCCAGCACGGGTAGCAACCTTATAGTCAACACCACGGAATAGGGTTGCATCGATCTCTGGCACGTCTGCAAGTTCTGCCTTGGTGGCTAAAACGCCATTGTTGGTAAGGGCGATCGGATAGGTGCCAACTGGGGTCCCGACCTGCTTCACAGTGACGTATTTAGCCAGGTCATAATCGGATTCCTTTAGATTCCAGACGTCTTCGATGACTTCTTTAGGAACGACTGCACCAGCAGTGGTTGTCGTTAAACCGTCTCGTTGCTCACCCATGCTGCGGATGTAGTCTTCGTAAGCGCGAGATTCGGTATGTTCTTTGTTGTCGATAATTGTTTTTTCGGTCATGGTTTTATCTCCTTTTTCTGGTTGTTCAATATTAGTTTTCATCCACTCAGTGTAGCTGCGTTTGTCCACTTGGACGTTGGTATCGTCATACGCTGGAATAGCTACCAGTGAGACGTCGAATAGACTCTTTACTTGCGTGATGGTACGAATCACTTGCCCGCTGTCGTCCTTAGTGAACGTGTCACCGTCTGGCGCAGCATTGAAAGTAAAACTCATGGCTGACAGATTACCAGCTTGGACGTTGTTATAAGCATCATTGGCTGTGGTCGTATCGGGTAAGGTTGCTTCAAACTGCAAGCCTTTATCATCGACATTTAGACTCAAGGTGCCAGCCTTGGTACTGGCTAAGACTTGGCTAAAATCATGGTTTGAAACCATATAGACGTCTGATAGATCCACATTGTCGAATGCGTGCGGATCAACGACTTCTTTAAAACCACCGAGATCCTTACTTGGGCTATTGAAAACTACTGCATAACCACTTAGTTTCTTTGGCCCGCTAGTGGTGTCGTCCTGTTGCTGTGTGTCTGGATTGTCTTGGTCTTGACTGTCGTCTGCTGTGGTAGGATCAGCGGCAGTTAGATCAGCGTCAGGATTCAGGCGCTTTTCTACGTCATCATTGTTCATTTGACGCACTTCCTTTCTGTTTATCTTGATAAGTGACAAGGTTGCTTAGCGGCGTATAGTTCAGGCTGGCCATGATCTCATCACCACCGGTAATTGGTGACAGGTTTAATCTTGCTCGTGCTTCATTAGTGGTCAGAACACCGCCTTGCAGCCCCTTAACTGCTAGTTCTTGCATCGTTGCTGGGTCTGCACTGAACAGCTTGTCAGTGTTGAAGCTGAATCGATTATCGCCAGTCGAAAGTTTAGCATCCATCTCACTTGTGAAGCAGGTAAAATACTGAATCAGTGTGTTTTGCAGATAAACCAAATTTGACTGTACGGCATTAGAGTGCTCGCTTTCGATACCCAGCCGATCCAATGGTAACCCGAACGCTTTAGCAATCTGTTTCGTTGTCCAATCGCTAGAATTGACTAGATTCAGCACGTCAGTATTAACTTCGAGTTGCTTGTAATCCATATCATTATCTAGAATGATGGTCTTGAGGGCATTATCACCACTGTTGGCAGCTTCAAATTTATGACGGATGTTTTCTTTGGCCTTGGTGTCTAGCTGGGTCTTGTTGACTTTAAGAATGCCTGTCCCTTGGACACCGGTGTTAAAGAAGCCTTTCAGTAACGCATGTCCAGACTTTTGTACCCCAACCTCATCACGGAGGCTATACAGTGGTGATAGTCCTTTGTAACCGTCTTGTGTGAAGCACTTGAAGTGTAAGACCTCACTGGCATTTAAACGCTGTGAACGACCGCTGTCAGGCGTGTATTCGTAACTGATAATGCCGGTCGTATCATCTTGTTTAACCACCATTTGACTGTTGGGGACTAACTCGAAGCCAGTGACTTGTCCGCTAGGATTTTTAGTAACCCGTGCAAAGCTGTTACCATTCAGCAGCATGTTAGCAGCTAGAGCAAACTTGAACGCCCACGCGGTCATGTGGTCATTGGGTGCTTTGTTAAGGAGCACGCTGATGCGCTTGTCACTATATTCAATCGGATTAGTGGCAAGATCACTGGCAATCACGCGCACGGCCGTAAACACATCCGAATTACGTAACGCACCAATTCCCACATATAAGCCGCTGTCATTGGTGGTCATGCTGACAAGCGCATCTAAGAACGGGTCGCTGTTGTCATCGCGTGGTTTTGTTGTGTCATTCGTGAAAAAGCTCATTGTTTCACCTCCCTTTGTTGAAGTTGATGATGACTGCGACGGAGATCAAGGCCGTGCCGACTGCTAACATACCAACGCCAAACCCGAACAGCCACCAGATACCGACAACCATACAGATCAGCCCCAGCAGTAATAGCACGGTCTGCACATTAAAAACCAAAGTCATCGCTCGCATAGAACCGGTTCATCTCCTCACTGTTTTCTGTTGTCGTGATTGAATTCATTGCAATCGTGTAGGCATTCATCAGTGCTGCCAGTGGATCAATCTTAGTGGCGTTCTTTGCCTTATCTATCAGTGCATTATTGTTGGAATCGTATTTCAGAATAGCGTTGTTCACCGCATAGGCCAGTAACTGATTATCAGGGTGCTTTAACTTGCCATTGAAGAGATCATCACGGAATCTAACGGTCGGAATCGACAACGTAAGCCTACCTTGGCGCACTTCAACCATTGGCAAGTCACGCTTTTCAAACTCTGGTAGAAGGTATGAAAAAGACCATGGATCGTAACAGATGGCACGAACGTTCCACTGGTTCCGCTCGATCAGGTCGAGAATGAAGCGGAGCACCTCGTCATAGTCGATCATGCCGCTCTCCAGTTTGGTGATGCTGCACTCGCCGCGCTGTTCTCCAGCGATGTAATCGAACCCGTCACGTTTGATCTTTTCTTCCAGCCCGTACTTCGTTCCTACGAATGAATGGCTGTCAGCATACAGGTAGCCATCTTCTGGAACCAGCCACGAAATGCTAGTCAGGTCGCTAGACTTGGATAGGTCCAGCCCGATATACACGTCTTTTCCTTTGGTGTCTGGTTGCTCGGTAGTGGCTTTTTCCCAGTCGTCCAGACTGATGTAACTGTCTGCTCTGGCTGATTGCCAAGTGTTAAAGTTCTTGACGAGAACTGGCCTTAGGGTTCCTTGCTTGGCTGCTAGATCAACATCAGCTTGCAAGCTAGGCCGCATTGTCTTCGCTCTTTCAGCATTAGCCAGTAGTGGATTGGACTTCTCCCAAGTCTCTGGTGCAAAGGCTTCATCCTTGCTATCCTGCTCAAAAACGGCAATAAAATACCGATCTGCTTGTTCGCGACCGGTTAGGACTTTGGAAACGAATTTATATTCTTTATACATAGGACCATTCAGGTCTGGTCCCGTGGTCGAGATGACGGCCAGCAAACTGTTTTCACTGTTGATCTGGCCGGATTTGAGTGTTCGTAGAATCTCATCATTACGAGCCAAGGCGAACTCATCAATAATAGCCAAGTCACTTTGATAACCATCTAGGCTGTGCAGATCAGACGCAAGCGGAACGGCTCGGCTGTTGCTCTGCAAGTCGATGATTTCATTACGGTTGATCTTCAAACGATCACGCACTGACTCAGACACCTTAGAGACCTGACGCAAACCACTAGACAACATATCAAAGGCTAAATGTGCTTGGGAATTGCTGTTGGCTGTGTAGACACACTCTCGGTTCATGGCTGGCTTGTTCTCCCTGAGGAGATACAGCGCGCCAAGGCAGGCCATTAGGTACGATTTTCCGTTCTTTCTAGCCATCGATATATAGGCTCGATCATAACGGCGATTGCCGGTTGCCTTATCTCTCCACCCGAAAAGCTCAGCAACCAACCACTTTTGGTAAAGTTCTAATTTTAGCGGTGACCCATCACGTGCCGGCATCAGTTCGATGAATTTAATGGCTTTGTTGGCAAAGTCCTCATCGAAGTAATACGGCCATGGGTTCTTCTTGCGCTTGCTGGCTTTCAGGTCCCGCCGATAACGTCTTGCAGCTTGCTTGATCTTTTTACAAGCAACAATCTCACCGCTTAGCACCTTGTCAGTGTATTCAGCCGCATAGTTCATGATGACATCAGATCCGCGAACGGATCGTAAGGCTTCTTCTTAGTCTCATTCTTCACTGCCAACTTTGCCCGGCTGTAGACTGACAAGCCAAGCAAGTCATCAATACGGATCATCTGATTAGTGGCATCAAGTTTCATTTTTACTGCTGGGTTAGCTTTCACACTATCGGTGGTTTCAACCATCATGCCTTGTTCTTGAATCAGCTCGGCAGCTTTCTGAATGTCAGAATAGGCTTGGCAATGACTGGCAATCAGGGCAGCGTCCAGTTCGCTCACTGGAATGTCCTTCTTGAGTAACGGCACAATACGTTGCCACTCGGTCACGGCATAGTCATCAAGCCATGCGGGGGGCTGGTCAACTAATTCTTGATAGGTGAACAGGGATTCTTCCATGTCACGCCGATCGGCGAGCTTCTTCTTGCTCATCGTGCCGCGCATTTGCGTAATAGATTTCAGTGGTGCTCCCATCTTGATCACGTCCTTTCTTTATAATTACGATTAGACTTATCTAACTTAATTATAACACATTGTTTCTAGTTTACATAATATATTACGGTTATCACGGATTTTCAACAACGAAACTCCTATGCTTGGTTCCCAAAACTAGATTACCTAGCCCCCATATTCATGTGGGGGTAGCGTGCCGCGTCTTCTACTTTCGTTTTGGTTCCGTGGCAAGCATTACACAGACTTTGTAAGTTGCTCTCGTCCAGTCTGCGGCTCCAGTCCACACGTATCGGCACAATATGATCTACCACGTCAGCTTGTACATATAACCCCTTTGCTTGGCATCGCTCGCACAGTGGATGTGCTAGACGATACGAGTAAGACAGCTTACGCCACGCTTTGGACTTGTAGAACTTGAAGTAACGACCACCGATTGCTTTGCGATATGCGTAGCGTTCGTTGTCGGACGCTCGTGGTTCTGGCTGGTGCTTATCACAGTACCGTTGATTGAACGGCACCATGGTGTTGCACCCAGCGTGGTTACATAGCTTCATGATCATGCCAATACGCCTACCGTTTCAGGCTCAGACTTATCGTCGCTATAGTAAAGCTGAACAGTCAGAAGGTTATTCGGTGTAACGGATACCCGAATAAACTCAACTTGATGTCTGTGTAACATCATGAACTTGTCGATGACACCGTTTAGTTCTCCTTGATACGCAGTATATTCAAATAGTTTCATAGTTCTAAGCTCCTTTGGTTGTCTTCTTGAGTGTCACAACATCGAATGCATTGGGATCATCATCGTAGGCAATAGACTGAATCGCGTACAGGGTGCCATTAAGTTTTACCTGTGTGCTGTCATCTATCGCGTCAGTGTGGCGCACTACGATCGATATAGTGTCCGCTAGATCTGTGCCCGTGATCTGGTAGGTCTGTGTAACAGTGCGGTTATATGATCCATAGAACAGGGTGCCAGTCGACTCAAATGTAGAGATGTTAATACCTGCACCAGTCCTGTGATTAACTGTCTTACCGATTTCAGCCACCTTGTTCAGGCGGGCAATTGAATAGTTCTTCATGCTATTCCTCCTTGTTAGCTGATGTGGGGCGCGAGCTTGATCTGTTCTTTAATGCTTCGCCCCGAAATGTTGGCATGCCAGTTAAGCTCTCTATAGTCAGCAATCTCAAATCCTGCTGCTAAGAGTGCGCCTTTCATCATGCCGTTAGTAATGTAGAAACCACCCGGCAAATCAGTGAACAGATGTTTAATGCCATACGATGTGTACTCACTGTTGATTGTCTTTCGCTTGGCCAGTCCCTTAGTCCAAAGATATAAAGCGTTCTGCATGTCCTCGGGCATCAGCATAAACGCGAACGGATGATCCTGTTCAAATGGGCTAAGGCCGGGCGACTTAGGTTCAATGTGCCAATTCTTGTACTCGTAATATTTGCGATACTTCTGAGGGATAGGGAATTCTTGTTCAAACCTAGCCCATGTGCTTTCTGGATATAGCATTGTTTTCAACCTCCGTAGTTTTAAACTTGTTTGTTTTTTAAGTGTCCCACGTGTCCCGGGCTCCTAAACGTTGGTATATAGGCGTTTATCTGGGACAACAGACGTGTCCCGAGCTGTCCCGGACGTGTCCCGATGAGGTTGTGGGACAGCAGTGGGACATGTTGGGACAGCAGTGGGACATGTTGGGACAGCAGTGGGACATGTACTTTGTCCCAACAAAACGTTGATACATAGGCGTTTATAGCACTGGGACAGGTGGGACAGTAGAAAAACAAACACTTTACTTCCTGACGTATCCTCTTGAACGCTGACCATTGATTCGCACTCGTTCACGATCCCACCCATCCATGTTATCCATGATGAGCTTGATACGTTTTGCTTCCGATCCAGTACGGCCCATCAGGTAACGGTCAACTGATTTGTCGAACACCACTTCCATGATCTCTCTAGTGGTGGTTTGTTGCAGTGGTTGTAATTCTCCAGCATCCAAGTGCTGTTGTAACCAAGTGGCCACATCACCGTTATGGTCAATATGAGTGTGAAAGAAGCTGGCCTTCAGGCTCAATGACAGCTTTTCCCAATTTGATGGCACTTTCATGTTGAGAAAGTCTTCGATGGCCTCTTTCATAGGGTCAACGGTCTCTGCTTCTTGTTGATATGGTTTAGCCAGTTGCATCAGCTTATCATCAGCAAAGACACTCTCACCCGCATCAACCCATGTTTTGACCTCTGCCAGTACCTGATGAACGTCGTGGTCAATCTTCGGTACGCTTTCTTCGTTGCGCCATACGGTCTTTGTGGGCTTTGTAACACCACATCTGATAGGGAAGAAACGCCGTTCACCAGTAGCGTCTTTCAAGTAGTCCTGTTGATTAGTGCTGCCAATGAACACACACTTGCGTAAATGTGGGTAAACGTAATGGCTATAACTCCCTCGGTATGAATCAGACTGGGCGCTAATGAAACTCTTAGCCGACTCAATCTCAGTTTTTTTCATTGCAGAAAGTTCACCGAGTTCCATGATCCAGTTACCTTGCAGCTTCTTGTAATCTTCGTCCGTTTTGCCCATTGATTTTAATGAATCGCTGAACTTTGTCGGGAATAAGTTACGAGCAGCCGTACTTTTACCAAGTCCTTGTTTACCTTCAAGAATTGGAACGAGTTCAAACTTGCAACCGGGTTGATAGACACGTTTTACAGCACCAGCTAACCATTTACGAGTAACAGCACGGGTATATTCATTGTCCTCGGCACCTAGATAGTCGATGAAGTAACGTTCTGCTCTGGGTGTACCGTCCCATTGTTCCGTTTCGATCCAGTCTTTAACCGGGTTGATCGACTGCTCTTTGCCAATGTTGACCATCGCGTCTTGTTCGTTTTGCTTACTGAACAATATATTGTGCTTGCGTTCAATGTATGAGCGGACGATAGCATCGTCTTCATCGGTCCAGAATCCTTTGCGGATTGGTAATCCTTTAACGCCTTTTGACTTGATAAGCATCTCTGAAAAATCGTCCCATGCAATCACATTGGCGAAGGTTGGATCATTATCAAGCAGCAGTTGAACATTAACGACTGAGTCTTTTTCTACGCCCTGTCAAGTTTAAATCCCGCTATGTCAATGAATTTGATTTTGAATATCGAAACTTCTTAGCCACAGGATGCTGAATCCAATCTTAAATTCTGATCTAAAATATCCTTAAATCATATAGTCTGACACCCCAAATAAACCTGCATGCTTTCCAAAATTTGTGCAGATATGTACAGTAAGTGTATCGAGTCAGTTTATCTTGAACAAGCGAGTTCGTATGAGTATAACTGATTCGTGTTTACAAGGTAGTGAATCGTTTTTAGTAGGCGATCCATGCAGGCGACAAGCAGCGGCTTCCTCCGGGAAGCTGTTGCTTGTCGTTTTGCATAAAAGTCACGGATATGACTTGGCTGTGCTCCTGAGCCAATCATATTTATAACTGTCCAATACAGTAGCTTTCTAGTGTGAGCATTGCCATGCTTGGTGATCTTCCTTTGTGCCGTATAGTTCCCTGATTGTATCTCTTGCAAATCAAGACCAATAAAGCTATTGAGTTTCGCTCTGGTTTTAAACCGCCGAATATCCCCCAGCTCTGCAACCAAACGTACAGCGGTGTTTTCCGCGATGTTTGGAATGCTCAGGAGGATAACGTACTCCGGTGTTCTTTCTGCCAAGCTGACCATGGCTTGTACGGTTTCTTCACGTTCGCTAAGCAACTTTAACGCCTTTTGAGTCTCATGCTTTACAGCTTGGACAACGAACGAGTTGCCGCTAACAGCTGGATATGACCTGGCTCGAGATCTCCATAGTGCACGTGCTAAATTGCTGGATCTGACCGCTCCCACCCCCTTTAAGTGCATATCCAGAATCTGCGTCTTTATATTCTCAAAACTTAATCCAGTCAGTTCTGCCGGGTGAGAAAAAAGAGTTAGCGTGTGTAAGGCTGATGGCTTTCTCAAATCAAGTTCTTCCTCAATCCCTGGAAATGAGAGCTGTATGAGTCGATGTATCCGATTCTTGGTCCGTTTTAAGTCCTCCGTTTGCTGATCGTAGTATCGACTAATATCCATCAATTCGCGATATACAGGGTCATAGAAGCTTGGTTTGAACGGCTTGGGGTGTTTGGCAAACTCAGTTATTGCTAGCCCGCGGGCATCACGTACATCGTTCTTCCTTGTTCTTGAGCCATCGTCTAACCTTTTCTTAGCGACGAGTGGATTAAGAATATGATACGTAATGCTTTCATCCAGTAGGTATCGCTCTAATCGACGTGAGTACACCCCAGTCGCCTCGAACACCACTTCCGCACCGCCATATGAGTCAATGATAGCCTTAAGACTCGTGAATCCAATCATATCTAGCGTGATATCCCCCTCGTAAACAGTTTTAGCATCAATGGCTACTGACAGTTTAGCCGTTGATTTTGAGACATCTATACCGATAATTTTTCGCATTGTTACACTACCTTTCTGAAGCACCATCACTAAAAATCTTAGTAATCAAGTTTTCAAAACGCGGTCTCTCGGACCAATCTACTTTGAGCGAATTTGCTAAGACAAATGAAGTAGCCACTTTCTACTACGGCTTCAAAGAGCCAAAAGGCAACCCGCGGCTTCTGCTTCAATACCACTATAAAGTAATAGAGGCGTACATGGACCCCGTCGGGTATCATGTACGCCTTTAAGCTTAGTGGATTT